CTATGCCGATGCTGTGTCGTTGATCTCGTACGGGGCGCTGCCGTCGGCCGGCTTGTTCACCTTCAGCTGGCATTCGATCTTGGAAACCTCCGTAAGCGTCAGCTTGCCGCCAAGGTTCGCAAGGATCGTACCGTTCGGGATCGTCATCGTCTGGCCGCTCACGAACTTGATGGCCCACTCGCCGGAAAGCTGCACCAGCTCGGTCGGGGCCTTCCAGCCCGTGGGAGCGTCATCCGGACCCACCAGCGTGCCGCCAAGAACGGCCTTGATGTTCTTGTAGTCAAGCTGGATAAGGTTGAACGTGGGCGATACCTGCCCGTTCTTTTGCAGAAGCGTCAGCACGGGGGCGTCGGGAACCTGTTCGGCCTCGACATCCACGCTCTCGGGCTTCGTCCCGCCCCAGTCCCAGCTGCCCTTCTCGATCCAGCCGATGGTCGCGGCGCCGAACGTCACGACGGCGATGCCGTAGATAAAATTCTTATTCTTTTCCATTTCGTCTCTTGATTAAAAAGGTTGATACTATGCCGGATGCCATACCGGCGATAAAGGCAATCAGGGCGATTTTAACGGGGTTAAAACGCCGTTTGAACTCCGTTTCAGCGGTTTTCGTGGCACTCACGGTGTCGCCCCGGATACGGGTCAGCTCCTCCCCGTACCAGAGGACCAGACGCTGGAGGCTGTCACAGGTGGAGGTCACCACCAGCGTGTCGCCCCTGGACGTCACGTCCACGCCCGCCTGACCGTTCTTTCCATGATAGGAGGCACCGGCAGGAAGAGCCAGCAGGTCAGCTGCCGGAATCTTCAGCGTCAGGGCCGACGCCGGGAGGCCCGCCATCACCAGCCCCCGACGCACGGACCTTGCGCTGTCCGCGCTTGCCGAGGTACTCTCCTGAATCCGGGTCTGGCTCTGTCTTCGGAAGCTCGCGCAGCCCGTAAAGAACAGGGCAGTCATCATGATGACGGCAACTGTTAGCCGTGTCAATGGCCTTCCTAAGACGCGCCATCTCGCGCTTGGTGGCCTGCAAATCCTTGCGTGTCGCATTCAGTTCGTTTTTTAAGGGTTCTACAATGTTATCGATCAGGATGCGCGTGGCGTGCTCGGCGTTGTCAATACGTACCGTCTCGGCTTCAGCGGTAGCCTTCTCCGCTTTCGCCCTCGCTTCCCTGACCGTTGATTTCAGGGTGATGATGGCTATTAGCGTGGCTACCAGACCGCCGCCCAACACCAGATTCATAACTGCACTGAAGTCCATACGCGCACTGGTCTTTCAGGTCAAAGCCTATTTGCCGACATCCTTACCCGCAAACAGCCCGATGAGCCACTGGACAAAGCCCGTATCGGCAATACCGTTGGACACAAGGGACGCACCGAACCCGTAACACAACGCGATATACCACGTGGCATCAGCGACAAAACCCGCATCCAGCCACCATAAAAGCATGGCGGCCACAATGCCCACACACCAGCTGACAATCTGTGTCGCCAAGCCCTGCATTTTTGGGAACAGGGCCTTGATCCCTTCCGTGAGCAACACCACGCCGCCGACAAAACCGGCAAAGGTGGCGATCATCGCGCTATAATCGACTTCCGGCACTGTACCGGTTTGGGCAAAAGCTGCTGACACGAATCCGAGCATCAGCACAAAGAATAAAAGAAATCTTTTCATGAAAGTTGTTGATTTATTGAGTTATACCTATTGATTGAAGCCACTTCTGTACATCGAAGCTGGGGCAGGCTTTGGCCGCCAGTTCGTTATGCCCCACGATACGCACGTCCGGGAAACGGCGGTGGAAGTCCTTCACGTACTTCTCAAGCGCACGCTTCTGGCACACCGTACGCGTGTCCTTGGGAGTCCGGCCGTCCTTTTCGCACCCGCCGGCATACACGATATGGCGGCTCACGGAGTTGTAGCCGGCCACACCGTTGGTGATCTCCCAGGGGTCCACGTTCGCGTCCTCGTTGTTGTCCGCCAGGCGCTCCACGCCGCCATTCAGATGGAACAGGTCGGTATAGCCCACCTGTTTCCAGCCGCGGCCGCCCTTTGACACCGGGTTCGTGTGCCAGGCGCGGATATCCGCACCGCTCACCTCACGCCCTTCAGGAGTCGCCGTGCAATGAATGACCAGATACTTCAGTTTTGCCATTGCTATCCGGCTTCCTCCTCGTCAACGGCCGCCTGGGACAACACTATATCCACCGTCTTCGTCTTGTCGGAATCCAGTGTCACAACCAGGTTTCCTGCTTTCGCTTTGCCACTGGTATTCTTTTCAGCGGTAACTTTCAAACCGTCATCGGTACCAACAACAGTGAAACCGGCCGGAGCGGCACTGACACTGTATTCACCGGATGCTGTAATTGTCACTTCCTTGCTTTCTCCGGCAGCCTTGAATGACAGTTCCTCCACATCCGAAGCGAGAGTCTTTTCCGAAGACTTGAACACCGGAGATGTACGGGTATCCAAAACCACCATTTCCTCTCCGAATGCGATATTCGTATCGGCTTTCATCAGTAGTTTGAAGAAATAAAGCTCACTGGCATTGGCAATCTTATCGATTTGGATCACATCCTGATCGTCCTGCAGGTTGACTGCGGCGAACCAGTTACCGTCTGCATCCGGAGAACAGAGAGTGGCCACAATCAGATCATCCGGCCATGCTGCCAGTGTCTCAATAGTAATGCCCTTGTAACGTTTGCTGTTTACATCCGTTTCGGAAGCATTCTTACTCTCACGTTCAGTCAGTTCGTCATCGTATTTGTCAAAGTCGTCGACACTCATCACCAGACGGAGGTTCGGATTACTGCGCAGGGCTTTGGGAATAGCCTTACGGACAGCCTTCAATTTTTCGAGCATCGTGGTCTTACTGGTAGAAACGATAATCAATTCGGTATCTTTGGCGGCTTGCGTCAAAATTCCATTCATCAAATGGTCATCATCGTCACCGAACTCACCATTGATATAATGATCACCCAACTCGAATTTCACCTGCTTGATCAACTCTTCCAACAGCGCATTCTGCCCCTCCGGAGGAAGTTCGGCAAAGACCAGATTTCCTTTCGGCTGCCATTTACGCCAGATATGTTCGAAGGCTCGGGGATTAAACACTGTGAAGGCCATAAAATCCACAGGGTCCAATGATTTCTCACTGTAATTGAAGTTACCTTTCGAATCTTCAACCTGGGGATTTTCCTTACGTTTCTGTAACATCTTACCGCTCTTGATACGCGGAAGGCTGATTTTTTTCTCCACACCGGGAATAACATAGATCAGTCCCTTTTCTACGATTTCATTTCCGGTGGCGGCGAGCGTCAGGATCTTCTCCAGTACCTCACCGTTGTAATTGGTATTTCTTACTACTATTGCCATAACATACTGTTATTTACGGTTCAACTTGTCCTTGATCTCCCTCATGCGCTTGTTCCAGGGACTTTCCTTGTCCGGATTCAGATGAAGGTCGGTCATGACCTTGCGCTTGGGGGAGAGTTTCTCCAGCGCCTTTTCCCCGTTCTCGCGGTCCTTGGACAGAAGGTTCTCATAGATGGGCCGGGTAGTGGCGTCGATACGCCCGTCATTCTCCGCGTCATCAAGCAGTTTCTTACGCGCGGCGGCGTCATCCGCATCCGCCTTGTCCTGGAACACCTTCAGTTCGCCCTTCAGGCGGGTGACTTCGGCATCAAGGCCCGGAACTTTCCCGGCCTCCGTTTCCAGAAGACCGACCTCGCGGAGGAAATCGTCGTCCGTCACGCAGTTCTTGAACCGCGGACGTTTCTTCAGTTCGTCTAAATTCATGTTGTTCTCGTTTTGTGGCTTGTGCAGCCGGTTATTGAATATTTGGAATACCTCGTCGGGGGTACTGTCCTCGGGAACGGGATCGGCATCATAGATACCGTCGATAAGGCCCAGAGCCAGCGCCTCGTCGGCACGGAGCCAATGGTCCTTGCCGTCGAAATACAGCGAACGGATCTCATCCTTGTCACGGCCCATACGTGCGGCATACATCTCGCAAAGCGTGTCCTCCAGGGACTCGATCTCACGGATGCAGCCCAGCATCTCGTCCTTGTTGCCGTAACAGCTTCCCTGCACGCTGTGGAGCATCAGGCGGGCATAACGGCTCATCTGAACCGGCTTCCCGCAAAGGGCGATGACGCAGGCCATGCTGGCGGCGATGCCGTCCACGTAGATGGTGATATCCGCCTTGCTGTTACGCAGCGCGTTGAAAATGGCGATACCGGCATATATCTCGCCGCCGTTGCTGTTGATACGCACGTCAATCCTGCCGGACTGGGCTTCGGCCTCCAGGAGCTCGCGGGCGATATCACCGCTGCGCACATCGTCATAATCGCCGATGTCACCGTAAAGCAGGATGCAGCAGGCGTCCTTACCGGGTATGATGTTGAAAAACTTTCTCATGCTTCCTGTCGTTTTAAGCGGGTGTCCCCGCAAAGTTCACGGTGCGAAATTAGGGGGATTAAAGCCGTTTTTCAAACCGCGTATTCATCATGCGGACTTTAAAACGTTGTCATGACGTTTTAAAGTGTCATCATGCGGCACGCGTTTTTTTCCGCCCCTTTTCCTTATCAATTTTGCACCTAAAAAAGGAGGCAATATGACCGAACTAAGCATGCAACAGAAAAGGGAATGGGCGAAGACGCTCTACCTGAAGGAGAACCTCACACAGCAGGAAATAGCCGAACGCGTGGGAGTGTCACGCGTCACGGTGAACAACTGGATAGGCAAGAACGGATGGGAGATGCTCAAGACATCCATCACCATCACACGCGAGGAACAGCTGAAAAACCTGTACCGCCAGCTGACCGAACTCAACAACGCCATCATGGCAAAGCCGGAGGGGGAACGTTTCCCGAACGCCGCGGAGGCGGACACCATATCCAAACTGTCCAACGCCATCAAGAAGATGGAGACCGAAGTCGGGCTCTCGGACATCATATCCGTATTCTCAAACCTGCTCAAATGGCTGCGTGCGTCCGACCCCATGCAGGCGAAGGAGGTGACGCCCCTGCTTGACGCGTTCGTCAAATCAAAAGTTTCATGACCATGGCAAAGAAAAGACTCACACCGCAGGACAGGACCGCACTGGCCGAATGGGAAGGGCTGGTGGCATCCATACACGAGAGCTCGGACATCAACCCCGCGGACACGGACGCGGAAATACGCGCACGAAGGGAAAGGCTGGAGAAGGACGACGAGGAGTGGTTCAAATACTACTTCGCCATGTATTGCACCTGCGAACCCGCCGCCTTCCACAGGAAAGCCACCGGACGGCTGATGAGGAACAAACGCTGGTACGAGGTGCGCGCCTGGTCGCGCGAGCTGGCGAAATCCGCACGCTCCATGATGGAGATCTCCAAACTGGCGCTGACAAAAAAGATACGCAACGTGCTGCTGATCTCCAACTCGCAGGACAACGCCCAAAGGCTACTGCTGCCATTCATGGCCAACTTCGAGGAGAACCAGCGGATCATACAGGACTACGGGACGCAGAAGAAACCCGGGTATTGGGAAACGGGGGAATTCACCGTCATGGCGGGATGTTCCTTCCGCGCCATCGGCGCCGGGCAGTCACCACGTGGTACACGTAACAAGAATTTCCGCCCCGACTTCATCCTGGTGGACGATATCGACACCGACGAGGAATGCCGGAACCCGGAACGTATCAAGACCAAATGGAAATGGCTGGAGGAAGCCCTGATACCGACCATGTCCGTATCGGGAAACTACCGCGTACTTTTCAACGGGAACATCATCGCAGCCGACTGCTGCATCAAAAGGGCCATCGAGAAGGCTACGGAGCTGAAGGGAAAGGGAATCGGGCACGTGGACATCATCAACATACGTGACAGGAACGGGCTCTCCGTATGGCCCGAGAAAAACTCGGAGGAGGATATAGACCTCTTCCTCTCGCTGGTCAGCGCGGCGGCACGACAGAAGGAATTCTTCAACAACCCCGTGGCCGAGGGCGAGATATTCAAGGACATCATCTACGGGAAAGTGCCGGCGCTCTCGAAGTTCAAATTCCTGGTCATCTACGGTGACCCCGCACCCGGAGAGAACAAGACAAGGAAGAGCTCCACGAAGGCGGTGTTCCTGCTCGGCAAACTGGCAGGGAAGCTCTACGTCATCAAGGGGTTCCTCGGAAGGGAGACGAACGCCACGTTCATCGAGTGGTACATCAGACTGCTGGAGTTCGTGAACGGAAAAACGAACGTGTACTGCTACATGGAGAACAACAAGCTGCAGGACCCTTTTTTCCAGCAGGTGTTCCAACCCATCATCAGGCGCATACGCCGGCAAAGGAAGATATCACTGTACATCCAGGGGGACGAGGAGAAGAAGACGGACAAGGCAACACGTATCGAGACGAACTTGGAACCCCTCAACAGCGAAGGGAATCTCATTTTCAACGAGGCGGAAAAGGACAACCCGCACATGAAACTGCTCACCGACCAGTTCAGCCTCTTCAACCTCATGCTGACCTACCCGGCGGACGGGCCCGACTGCGTGGAGGGAGGAAACCGCATCATAGACTGCAAGGCGCACCAGGCGGAAAAGCCGGCCGTCATCTCCACAAGGAAGATGCGGGCGCACAACAAGTACAGACTGTAAACTTTAATACTTTACCCACATGAGCAAATTCATCGAACTTACTGATTACGACGCGAGCATCCACCGCGAGATACTGGATGCCGTGACAAGGGAGGACGACGCCGTCGTGGAGATATGCGAGGACCGCGCAATCGCCGAGATGCGCTGCTACCTTTCCAAAAGGTACAACTGCGACAGGATATTCACAGCCTCCGGGGAGGACAGGAACCAGCTGGTGCTGATGATGGCCATAGACATCGCCATCTACCATGTCATCAGCATACACAACCCGCAGAGCATAAAAGGAATCCGCAAGGAACGCTACGAGAGGGCCGTCGAATGGCTGAAAGCCGTGGCGGCCGAGGAGATATCCGTGGACGGTTTACCCCTGCTTCCCGAAGAGACAAGGGCGGCAAAATCAAATTTCCTTATCAAAAGCAACCGTAAACGTGTAAACCACTGGTAACATGAGTAAAAGACAGAAAAGGGCCGGAAAGATAACCACCAGCGGGAATCTGCCGAGGCCCGGGCAGAAAGGACCCGCGACCATCATACTGACACAACCCAGGCGCTTCGGAATAGACATAGCGGACTATATGCTGGCCATACGCTCCTTCGAGAACGTGGACTATTCCAGGAGGTTCAGACTGTATGACCTCTACAGCGACATACTCATGGACACCCACCTGACAAGCGTCATCGAAAAACGGAAAAACGCAGTGCTCGCCGCAGCCATCGAGTTCAGACGGAACGGGAAGCCCGACGAGAAGATAAACAGACAGATACGATCGCCCTGGTTCCGCCGGCTCATAGGGGATATCCTGGAAGCGAAGTTCTGGGGATTCACGCTCGTGCAGTTCTACCGCGAGGGCGAATGGGTGAACTACGACCGCATACCGCGAAAGCACGTCGATCCCGTGCGAAGGCTCATACTCCGACACCAGACGGACACCGCCGGGACATCCTGGGACGAGTACCCCGACCTGCTGTTCATAGGGGACCCGGAAGACGCCGGGATGCTCGCGAAGGCGGCCGTATGGGTGATTTACAAGCGCAACGACGTGGCCGACTGGGCGCAGTTCGCCGAAGTGTTCGGCGCGCCCATCAGGGAATACACATACCCCACCGATGACGACGAGGCAAGGCAGAGGGCGCTGGCAGATGCGGAAAGCACCGGAAGCATGGCGGTGTTCGTGCACGCCCAGGAGACGGTGATGGAGCTCAGGGAGGCGGCGAACAAGACAGGAAGTGCTGACCTATACGACAAGCTATGCGAGCGATGCAACAACGAGATATCGAAGCTCTTCCTCGGGAACACCCTCACCACCGAGGCGTCGGACAAGGGCACACAGGCGCTCGGGACCGTACACAAGGACGTCGAGGAGAAGGTCACGGCAGCAGACAGGCAGGACATTCTGGACGTGCTCAACTACAACATGACAGACATATTCGCCATGCTCGGGATAGATACCAACGGCGGCGAGTTCTGCTACCCGGAAAAGAAAGTCATCGAACCGGAAAAGAAGATGACCATCCTCACGCAGCTGCGCACCAGCTTCAGCCTGCCGGTGGGGGACGACTACCTCTACGAGGAATTCGGGATCGAGAAGCCGGCAAACTACAACGAGTTGAAGAAGCGCCAGGAGGAGAAAGCGGCGGAAATCGGGGCGGTGAAAGAGAAAGCGGCAACCGCCGGAAAACAGGGAAATGAAGAGGAGGAAATACCGGAGACCGGCAAAGGGACACCCAAAGAGAAGAAAAACGCCCTTAAAAACGTGTACAACCGGCTGAAACGTTTTTTCGCGGAAGCCCCGGGGGAAGACGGGGCGACTTTAGAGTGGTGATGAACGACCTCTACCGGCTGGAGAACAGGCAGGTGGAAAGCACGTTCACCTTTGACGACGAGTTCCTGAAGAAGGCCCTGAAGAACATCTACAGCAAGGAATTCCATCCCATGACCGACATCGAGGAGAACCTGTTCGAGGCCGCGTGGAAAACGATGAACAAGGCCACCGACAAGGGGTTCGGGGCAAGGAAGCCCGATGATCCGGATTATGACTTCTACCGCGAAATACGGACGAACAACGCCGTGTTCGCCGCGTTCAAGGTACACCGGGCACAGAACGACATGGCGGCGCTACTGCTGGACGAAAACGGCAATTTAAGACCGTTTGAACAGTGGCTGAAACTCGTCATGCCCATAGCGGACCACCAGATGGTAGACTGGCTGCGCACCGAATACGACACGGCCGTCATACGGGCGCACCAGGCGGCCGACTGGAGGCAGTTCGAGAGGGAGAAGGATATCCTGCCCAACCTCAAATGGATGCCCTCCACATCCGTGCACCCGGGAGCGGACCACCGCGTATTCTGGGGAACCATACGCCCCGTCGATGACCCGTTCTGGAACGAGCACAGGCCCGGGGACAGATGGAACTGCAAGTGCGGGCTTTCATCAACCGACGAGGAGCCAACGCCGGTACCGGGAAGCGGACCGGACAACAAGCCCCAGCCCGGGCTGGAGAACAACCCCGGAAGGGACGCCAGACTATTTTCCAACAGCCATCCTTATCAAAAGGAAGCGCACAAGGGAGCGAAGAAAGCGGTGGACGCACTGACAAGGCGCATCAACGGGATGATAGCCGAAATGCCGGACAACCTCACACCGGAGGAGAAGGAGGCCATCGCGCTGAACAACCTCAAAATGGAAAAGGCGCTGGGCATCACCAAAGGAAAGCCCATGACCGTGGAGGAAGCCGACAAACAAAATGCAAACCCGAAACACAGGGAAGAATATATCCTCGATCTCAACGGCAGATACATGGACAAGTCAGGCCACCGGTACAGCAAGAACCCGGACTATAAACCTTCAGACAAGCAGTATGCAGAAAACTGCCAGACATGTGCCCCGGCCTATGCCTTGCGGTTAAGAGGATTCGACATCACGGCGAAAGGCATCACCACAGGCTCGAAACTTGAATACCTGAGCAACGGACACGCCTTCGAGGTATGGAGGAACATGGACGGGACACCGGCTCGACATACCAGCATCAACAGCTGGCTCATAGCAAAAGGGTATCAACAAATGACGCCCAAACGCTACATGGAATTCTTTAACGAGGTATGCAGGGAGGAAGGCGTATATGAGCTCGTCATTGGCTGGAGGGGAGGTTCGGGACACGCCACCATCCTTCAGCGGTTCGCGAACGGGGAATTACGGTACATTGAACCGCAAAGCGACAATTCCAAGGGATCCGGAATGGAGTGGAAAGACGTCAGATACCTCTGCGACAGAGGTGCCGCCAACTCACACAACTGCAGGGGGATAATGAGGATAGACAACAAGCTATTCAACACCGACTTCATCAGCATCTTCGATGCCGGAGGTGTATAAATCAATGAAGTCGAACACGCCCGGACCTGTCACCTCCATGGCCTCGCCGTCCTTGAAGAGATAAAGGAAGGGGAAACCGACAGTGGCATCATCCGGAAAACGGAACAGATAAGCCTCCTGACCCTCGTGATTACCAAGGTAATCGAAGGAATCGCCGTACTGTTCTATAAGCGGCCGGGCCTCGTTCTTTACTTGTTCGGGTACATTCATAATACATGGCAGGCACGTAAAATATGCCTCGCCTGCAAAAGTATAAAATTATTTTTTTAATTCAGTCATTCATGGACATAAAAGAATATTCAAAGCTGCTAAAAGCCAAACGCAAGGAGATGGACGACCTGATGAGACGCAGGATGCCGGTCATCGCCGGACGGATGGCGAAGGACCATTTCCAGGACAACTTCCGCCAGGAGGGGTTCGTGAACGGGGGACTACACCCGTGGCCGAAGGCGAAAAGGCTGTCATCCGGAAGGACGGACGCGGCCGGGAACTACGGGACACTGCTCTCCGGAAGGAACCATCTCTTCAGCTCCGTCAAATACGTGCCGGCGGACTACCGGGTGAGGGTGGCGGACGAACTTGTCTATGCGCCCGTCCACAACTGGGGAGGGGAAGTGAATCCGACTGTCACGCCCCAAATGCGGCGTTTTGCATGGGCGAAGTATTACCAGGCTTCAGGCAAGGCTAAAAAAGCCGCCACGGGCAAAAGAAAGGGCAAAAAGAAGGGTTCTGCCGTAAACAATGAGCCACAGGAGAACCCGGAAGCGCTGAAATGGAAAAGACTGGCGCTCACCAAAAAGAAGAAGCTCCGGATCCGGATACCGCAGCGGCAGTTCCTCGGGGAAAGCAGCGAGCTCTCCGAAAGGATCACGGAAAAGGCGGAAAAAGAAATCAGGAACATTTTAAACTTATAAAGACATGGAAGAAATATTCATCGCGATCATGGAACGCATCGCCGAAATGATGCCGGAGCTGTCATACATTGACGAGGATTACGGACAGCTCGAAGCCGGGGCGGAGGAGGACCACTACCCGGTAACCTTCCCCTGCGTGCTCATAGGGAACACCGAATCGGACTGGAACGACATCGGGTACGGGGTACAGAAAAGCGTGTCGTCCGTCACTGTAAGGCTGGCCGTCGACTGCTACGATGACACGCACTACTCCTCAGGCACCTACGACAAGGTAAGGGAACGGCAGCTAAAGGCCAAAGAGCTGTACAAGGCACTGCAGGAGTTCCGGTGCACGGAAGAGGCCAGCCCGCTGGTCAGGGTAAAGAGCCGGGACTATTCGCTGCCGGGAAACATCAAGGTGTACGAGACCGTGTATGCCTTCACGCTGCACGACGAATCTGCAATGCAAGAAGGCGCGGCAAGGTTTATTCGCCCGTAAAGAGCGAAAGCTGGACAGCTGTCAGGCGGGGTTTCTTCACTTTCGGGACGGGCTTCACCTCCAGGTCCTTCAGCTCCCGGCACTTGCGACGGATGATGGACATGATACGTTCCTCCGAAATGAAAAACTCCTGCCGGGACAACACCTTCAGGGCGTCATCAAAGCGCAGGCGCTGCACCTCCGTCCAGTAATAGTAACGGCGGCACAGGGCTTCATCACGGAGTTCTATCAGGTTCTTGTCTCGTCCTTTGGCCATAAGTGCAGGGTATATGATGCAAAATTAGGCATTTAACCGGGGATGTTGATAAAAAAAAGCCGCATCGTGCTGGGATGCGGCGTTTTTCTGTTTAGAGTGTGAACGGAATTCACATGGTCATCAGCTCGGTGTCGTCCTCGCCCGGCACAAAGGGCTCGATACGGGTGATCACCTTGCTCTGCACCTTCACCCGTCCGCTCCCCTTGCAGAGGGGACATCTGGCGGATGCCGGGGCACCTCCCTGGTCGGTGTAGAAAACACGTCTCTTGCCCTCGCAGTTCTTGCAGGCCATGACGTGCGGCGCGATGTTCTTCGTCTTCTCCATGACTACAACCGGCAGAATGAGGGTTCGATACGGTGCCAGACACCGTTTTCGTCACGTTTGTGGAAATAGTAGTTCACCGCGGTCTTGTACACCACGTTGCTCTCACGGAAGAGGTCCATGATCTCCGTGTACTCGCTGTCGAAACGGTCCTCGAGCTCGTACAGCTTGCTCACGGACTTGTAGTCCAGATCGCCCTGGCGGTTGCGCTCGATCATGGTCATGCCGAGCTGGTACATCGGGTCGTCGGTACCCAGCTCGCGCCCCATGGCGTAGCGCTTCAGGTAATCCACCAGGCGCTCGGCGGCAAGGTCGGCACGCTCGTCGAAACTCTTCACCTTGTTGCTCCTCACCTCCAGCTTCATGTCACCGTCCACGATGGTAAAACTCGCCTGCTCGTCCTTGCGCAGCTGGCCGTATTCACGCATCACGGCACGAAAGGCGGCGGCCTCTTTCTCCACCCAGTCGCGGAACGCCTTCACATCATCCACGACCGGAAACAACTTGTTCTTCACTTCAAGCATGAACTGCGCGCGAAGCCCCTCGTAGGCGTCGCGGCGGTTGCGCTTGTTTTCCTTCTCTTCCTGCTGGAGCTGTTTCAAAAGCTCCCTCCTGTCCTGGACGGACAGGCTTTTTAATTGTTCTTTCAAGTCCATAACTGAAAAATTAAATGGTTGCTATTGTTGTTTATTCTCACGTTTACGGCGGATGGCACGCAGCTTCACCTGCAACGTGTCCAGCACCTCACAGTCAAGTTCACGGAACTCCTTGCCGGCGATACGGCTGTCCCGGCAGAAAGCGTTCACCTGGTCCCAGTCGGCCGTATCGATGCCCAGCAACTGCATCTGGTGAAGCACCGAGGAACGCTTCTGGCGGAGAATCTTCCGGAGCTGTTCCTGATAAGTGGGCGGTACCAGCTTCTGCATGGCGGACACGGCGGCACTGTATTCCTTCAGCGTCATGTCACGCAGGCTCGTGGTGCGGCCGTCCGTGTACTGGGAGACGATGCTTTCCTTCAGTGCGTCACGATCCGATGTCGGAAGGCGGTTCAAAAGGCTGTAAAACGCCGAGTAATTCTCGGGCTTGTTTAGCCGTTTACGGGTGTTGATGTCTATCTGCATGGTACTTACTGTTTTAAATTATTTTAAAAGGCTGCCCCTATTCATCACGAACCGGGACAGGTTGCTACTTTTGTAGCTGCAAAAATCAAAAAATGTTTAACTCTAAAAAAACAATTCAATATGATTAGTGAATACGACTTCGAACGTCTCATGATCCAGCAGTACGTCCTCTACAAGAAGTTAGTCCAAATTCAGGACAAAGTCAACGGAAGAAACATCTCACGATCTGACATTATTCTGTTTGATGACTTCAAAAAAGAAGTGGACATAATCCAAAAAATCATGAGAGAAAAGAAAATCAACTCCTAAAGTACTCCCCTCCGAAATTCTCTGGCGGGTAGTAAAAGGTCTTTTTGCACAATAGGATACCGAACAAACGGTATTCTATTGTCGAACTGGTAACATATTTGCCGGTATCGGTCTGTACCCTGAATATTATTTGTATCATATATGTACTTATTTTACTGGTTAATAACTTCAACCGACACCACGCTGTCCTTGCGGGTGTTGATCGCCATAATGTATCTGTTTCCCTTCTGGCCTTTCTCGTAAAGGTAGGCCCAGTTCTCATCCGTTTCCACATAACCGTGGTGATCGACGGGAAGGCCGAAACCGTTCACGATCTGCACACGGACCTTCAGACCCTCGAATTTCTTGAATATGTTGCTCATAACGCTATTGTAACTACAGGTTTCTCAAGTTCCCTCAGACGGGCCTCCGGGACATCCTTCAGGATGGCGGCAGCCAGCTGCGAATCCCGCGTCTCGACAATCGCCCAGCCCTCCGTCTTCGTGGAGGCACTGATTAGCATCTGACGACGCGGCTCAAAACACGTCCAGTTCAGAAGGACGCTGCTCAGCCTCTCTATCGGAAGACCAAGCTGGTGCAAATTCTCACTCGTGTTCATGACCGTACTTGCCTGTGATGAATCCGCCCCTCATGTAAACACCTTGGCCGTAAAGGCCCTGACCGGTAAAAGCCCCGGATACCCTATCCGAACGCTTCTGTCTTTTTCCTGTTTTCCTTTTCATTCCGCCATTGATTTTATGGTTATCTTTCATCAGTTCACGTTCAAATCCCCACAAGATGGGACAACATTGATATCCGTCTTTCTGGTGTAGGCCTGCATGAGTGCCATGGAAAGCAGCATATAAACACGGCTGTTGGCCTTGACAGTCCCCGAAATGGCGCCGACAACATGCTCACCCTTGCCGGTGATGATCGAGCCGGTCATCTGTTCAAGACCATCCGGATGGTCCTCACTGGCCGCAACGCTCATAAAGGCGCTAAGGTCGTTCTCCTTACAAAAGTTCTCCACGTACCGGCAGAGTTCCATTACTGCCGCTTTCTGTTTCTCTGTAATCATTTTAGTAAAATTTTAATAGTTAATAACTATATGTTGAAATCGCGAAATCTCTTTTTGAGCACTGCTCGAACATCGTCTCCTCCCAGTCCGGCTCATCATCCTGGGGAAGATCGTCCTCATCAAGTTCCACCTCCCCCTGGTAAATCAGGTACCGCGCCTCCAGGAAGAAGAGGACCACGCGGCGCAGGAACTCACGGGCCGAGGCGATGCCGTGTCTTTCCATGAAGGCGGCGATACGCTCCGGGCCGATGGTGTTCGTGCGGATGTTCACCAGACGCTGCCGGCGGAAGTCCTTCAGCGTGCTGCCCTTTATCCCGAGCACGCTGTCAGCGATACGGCCGAGGTTCTCCGGGATATGGTAACCGGAACCGTCGTCATCCGTCCCCACCAGCAGTTCGGCAGCAGCCGTCAGCATACCCTCCACGCTCATGCGCTGGGCGGCGGCCATCTCCTTCAGGAACACGTACTGGTAGTTGCTCACGTAGGTATGTATGAGGTAGCCTTCCGGGCGGCGGAACACCTCTTCGGAGGCAAGCTCCATCGAAAGGTTGTTCAACGTCACACCGGCACCGCAACAGAAGGCGCACACCAGGCGGACGGCAAGACGTTGGCGGTTGCCCCAGCCGCCGGCGATGATGGCACGCTGAAGGCTGCCGGCAACGGCCGGATCCATCTCGAAGAACAGCACCGACTTCTCCTGGCGGCGGAAGAAGAACGACATGTCAGGAATACGGTCCATGCAGAGGAGGATGCGCCGGGTGGCCGTGGAGACCCTGCCGCCCTCCCTCATGCGGATGTAGGACTTCACCAGGTGGTTCATCACCACCGTCATGTCGGAAAAATGATGGTCGGCAACCTTCCCGCGGAACAGCTCATGAAGCAGAACGGGCAGCTTCACAACGTAGTTGTAATATTCCTTTCTCATGGCTCACTTGCTTGAAGGTTTCCAGTCCACTGTTATAATCGCATCCAGCTCACCGCTGCCGCCACACACCGGGCAGGATACATGCACGTCCTCGCGGCTGCCCTCTTCCGTCCCCCAGAACCAGCCGTTGCCATTGCAGTAACCACACTTGTGGCCGGTACTGACGAAGTTCTCACGGTTAGGCCCCTTACACATATAGGCGGGAGGACAAATCTCCAGCTGTTTCTTTATCCTGCTCATGCCTGGCCTCCTTTCTGTTTCGGTCCCGCCACATTCCAATAGTCATAGGCGCCCTTCTCCCAGATTGTGTATTCACCAGTGGCCCCCTGATAACGTCCCTTACTGAAGGCGACGTAGCCCTCTACCCATATCTTCAGGTCGGCATCATACATCACGCTCGTGGCCGCATCACCTTTAGGATTCTTGCCACGGGCATGGCTGATGAAAACAAACAGCTTGTCCGGAAACTCCTCCTTCAGCTGGATATAGTCACGATACGTCATCTGTGTGTATTGGAAGCTGTCAATGATCACGATGTTGAAACTCTTATGACGCCGGAGCCTGATCTTCAAGGTGGGGATGTCCTCCTTGATGAACGCCAAATGGCGGCTTACCTCGGCCATACCAAAGCGCCGCAGGTTATTCTGGACTGTCAGGGAAGTGCCTTCCTCCAGGGAGTTGAACGCCACACGGTCATACTTGCAAAGTTCCTTGCAGAGCTGCATCACAAAAGAGGTCTTGCCGTTACCGCTATTGCCCCACACGAACCAGCAGCCCCGGACTTCCGGAGTGTCGAAGGCGTCCTTCCATTTCCCCTCGAAAGGGAACACGTCATACTTCTTGTTCAGGATGTCCCTGACATTCAAGGCGCGTCTCATGCCCGCTTTTTTATTATCCCTTTTCTCCTCTTCCATGGTCAGAACAGTTTTAGTTGTCGGATATTGTCTATTCGGTCAAGCACGGCCTGACGTGCGGCACCCCGCATCTTCTCATGGCAGAGCATCCAGCCCAAAGCCCACAGAAGGGCATTATCACGGGTGGAGAACTGTCCCCATTTACGTCCCGGATTGAAACCGGCATCGGAACTGTCCACCTGCATGTGCACACCGGCAACCCACCAGCCGTCCTGCTGCCCCACAAGGGCATCCAGGTAGTCGCGTCCGTTACGGTAAACGGGGACAGTCTCGTATTCCGTCAAGACAGGGTAATCGATCCAGGGAACGGGAAGCTGCCCGCGACCGTCAATCTTCAGGTATTCAAATTTGTTTTCCATATCCTTAAAATTACGTTTGAACGGTATTTGAACGGGGGTCATTCCCCCGCCATGCGTTTCACCTTGTGAATGGACTTCCTCACACGCCGCAAATCAAAGTCACATGTCGAGGCCTCCTTTATCACGCTGTCGATATCTTTCTTGTCAGTCACACCGTTGGCGGAACAGATCGCGAACACGTCGTTCACGTCCGTAGGCTCCAGCTCATAAAATTTCCGTCCGATACGGCTGTAGAACTCCTTGTAGCCGGGCTTCTGGTACCGCAGGCCGTTGCTGATGCGCTTGGCGATGTAGTCGGTACTCAAGAACACGACACCGCATTTCTCCTCCAGCTTGTTGTACAGGCTGATGAAGTAGTGGAACACCGGTTCGGTCAGCTTGTCCGCCTCGTCGAACACCAGCAGGGGCGCGTCCATCTGGATGATGTCATCCAATATAAGTCCCCACACCTCACGGATATTATACCCTTCGGTCCGGATTCCGACCGTACGGGCGATCTCGCGGACAAAGTCGCCCTTCTTCATGTCCTCCGAGCAGAGGATGTAGAAAACCTCCCTGTGCTCCTGAAGGTAAACACGGGCGGTGGTGCTCTTGCCGCAGCCGGCCTCGCCGGTCACCCAGGTGACGTTGCGCCAGCGCTGCGCGTCGGAAAGCACGCCCGTGATCTCCTGGTAGGCACCCGTCTCCACGATCTGCCAGCCCGTGGTGTCCATGCCGCCCACCTGCGAGGCGACATTGCGGAACATCTCGTCACTGATGTTCTCGTAACGGCCGTTCAGGATGTTGCTCACCGTACCCACGCTGACACCCTTCAGGCTGCCCGCGGCCTTCGTCTGGCTCGGGTACTTCGCCACGTAAGCGCGGAGGCGCTCGCTGACGGCGTTCTTCTCTTTCATTGTAATTTCCATAATCAATAATTTTTATCTTGTTATAAATCTGTCACTTATAATTTCCCGACCACCTTGCGGATGCTCACTTCCTTCTTCTCGAAGCTGTCCCATGTCACGTTGCTGATGACCTTCATGTCACGGCCGATGGAAGGACGGGCCGGCTGGCCGTATTTTCTCGTGCGACGGTCAATCTGGCGTTGCGCCTCCTTTCCGAGACCTTTCAGGTCAGGGGTGCGCAAACCGTTCTGTTCCGGTGCGACACCATGCTCATACTCGATGTCCTTGGCGACGACCTGACGGTTTATACGCTCATTGACGACGGCCTCCTGCTGGGCGCGGATGAAACGTTTTTCGGCTTCCGTCTGCTCCTGCTGGGCACGGTGGATCATCAGCGGGAACGAGGCCACACACTCGAAACGCATCGCTCCGCCCTTGTCCTTGTAAAGCAACCGCACGCTGCTCATGTCATAGGGATCGTACTGGACATAGAACTTCCTGTAGGTATTACGCCGGCGCCATTCCAGGTCAGGCTCACCGGGAGCGGAGAAAACCTCGTAAGGGTATTTCTTTCCCTGTACCGTGATCTCGATGCCGCTGGCGGTGAACAGCGACGGTTTATCGGTCGTGTACCAGAACATCTCCACCATATCGGGAACGCTGACCGGATCGGTGGCCTCGTTCACGCTGGTATTGTACATCTCGATACGGGGGATGCCGGTGGCCGGGTGTTTCATCGAGTTCCACTGCTCACGGGCGGCGGCATACTGTTCCTTCAGTTCCTCCAATGTGGGAAGGGAGTCGATATTCGCGTTGATGAATTCCAGGTTCGGACGGCTTGTATCTCTCTTTGCCGTAACATTCTGCCCGGTGAAACCGAAAAGTTTCTTCAACACCTGGCTCTGGAAGCGGTAAAAGATGTTCTCGATCGTCTTGGACTCGCCGTTATACGGGGCTGTCGGGCGGTGGATGCGGCTGATCTTCGAGAAAAGCCCCAGCGCCGCGTTCTTCTTGTGGCCGCCCTGGTTGTCGCACACGATCTCGTAGGGTTTGTGCCGGCTCGTCTGGATAGCCATGCGGAAAGCATGGTACTGGGCGATATAGTCCTCGTTGTCGCTGATGTAATAGCCAAGAAGCACCTCGCTGTAGGCGTCCACCACCTCGTACACGCTTGTAGTACACTTGTTTCCGTTCTCATCACGGTAGTAGAGGTTCAGCTTCGTGCCGTCGCCATACCAGAGGCTGTCACGACGGCCCGGAAGGATGGTCCGGTGCTTGCGGTCATAACGCTGGTGCGCCTTCATCTCCCCATAGACCGCATCGTACCACAGGGGCTCGACACGCGGGCTGTTGAACCATTCGCGGAGGCTGCGGGGACTCTTCAGGGGCTTCCAGCCACGTTCCGGAGCGACACGGTTGTACTCCTCGAAGATCTCCATATCAGTATAAACCGGAACGCGGCTGCGTTTCAATGCAACAAGGTAACGCCCGCCGTCCTCCTCGATCTTCAGCGTGTTGCTGTTGCCGTATTTACCGCTCACAAGCACACCGTAGTTGTCGGGACGGAACTTGTTTATCAGGGCTTTCAACCGGCCCACACTGCCCGGGAGGCTGTGCCCGTACACCGGACGCCACTCCTCACTCGTGACAAGCAGAAGCTCCCAAAGGTTACGGCGGAAGCCGGTCAGCTTGTTATTGGACGAGCTCAAGCGTTTGAACTCTTCCATCAGCGCGTTCAGTACCGAGGCATTCCAGGTGTATTCCTTCTTCACGTCCACGGGAAGCGCGACCATCTCACCGTTCTTGTAGTAGCGGTAATCCTCGAAAAAGCTCTCGGCCTTCCCGTCTTTCTTCACTATGTTACGGATCATTTCCTGTCTCATTTGCTGTTCGGGTTCGCCATGACGCTCAACCCAACGTTTCTTGTATTTCTCGGGAAGGGAGGAATAGGAATATAGGGCGACATTACCCTCGCCGCCACCACGGTTGACACTTTGGATATTACCACGGTGTACATTCTGGCGTAAAGTATCGGATCGTATGATAGGATCATCGCCAGAAGTAAGTTCCTCATGGGTTGCACACAATATATTATCAAAGTATTCCATCTCCCTGTTCGATTATCAGTCCTCCAAATCATTCAAAGGGACATGCCTCTTCAACAACCGCGCCGAAGCCCCGAAGTTCAACACAACGAGAAGCTCCAATAACGGGTGGTCAAAGACCACGGAAAGCAGGATCCCGAAACTCAGACAGAAGTAAAGCACGCAAAGGCGTTGCTTATAGTTCAGCCGCATAAACCAGCGCAGCTGGTCACCGAACAATGACATCAACTCACTTTTCATCGCTTTCCTTCTTTTGAGGGTTACCACCTACCTTGGTTCCACCACGCTCGATGGCGAGCTTGCGGATGGAACGGGCCAACTTACTGTTCTTGCGGAATGCAAGGGAGTGGGAAACCATTTCCCGGGAACAACCCAGTAAACCGGCTATTTTACCCACCTCGCTGTATTCTACGACTATTCGCTCTTTCATAATTCGCTGATAAGTTAAATTATTGTAGCGGGCGGTCGCGGACTCGAACCGCGGACCATGGCCTCTCCCTTGCGGGAGTTTGGCGTGTTCTACCAACTGAACTAACCGCCCCGGAAATCTATCGGAGTTCTTCTATTGTCGGGGTAACCCGGTAATCAAAGCAGGAACGGCAGTAAGCCAGGCCACATTCGTTCTCACAGACCACGATGCCGGTCAACGCATCAATCTGGTAGGCGAAAATATTTTCGTCATCATTCAACGCTTTAAGGGTGGCAGCAAACAGATCCATTTCTGCCCAGTCAACGGTTACTTTTAATGCTTTCATTTTCTTCTTTTTATATTTCTCATTGTCACCTCAAGCCTTTTTTGTAGCTTTGGGGCGGTGTTCACACTTTGAACACGTGGCAAATATAAGTCATCTTTCGCAAATTGCAAAACAATCTGCGAAATAATTTCGCAAAACATAAAAACAATGAATAAAAAAGAAAGATTAGAGGCTATTATAAAGCATTACAGTGACGGAAAACCCTCTGTTTTTGCAAAGTTAATAGGGGTTGCTCCCTCAACTATAAGCTCGTGGCTGTCGCGGGATACACTTGACTACGATCTTCTTTTTGCAAAATGCGAAAACATATCATCAGAATGGCTTTTGACTGGTAGGGGAGAGATGATTAACATACAAACTGCCACTTTTAATAATAAAACTACCCTGCCACAAAAAGAAAGTACGGGAATAGAAGACAAATTATTAGCAATTATAGCAGATAAAGATGCCACTATCCGAGAGATGGCAGAGGAAATAGGTGTACTTAAGCAAACAATCGTGCAACTTAAACAGGACAATTTGGAGCGTGTTTCAGGTGCGGAGAGTTCAACACTTGCAGACGCCGGGTAAAATGCGTTATATGGGGTAAAGGGGGCAAAAAATAGTAAAATATTGTTTTTTAGAGAAATAAGCTAAAATATAGGGGAGTAAATAATTATATACGAAATATTGTTTACCCCCTGCAATAGTCTATAAACAAAGAAAAACAAGATACAAAAAAGAAGTATTCATATAAAAATCATCGCTAAAAGCAACCTATAATGTCACTCCAAATGTCACTCCATTTAAAACATTTCGTTTTTCCACTATCTTTTTTGTCACTCCAAACGTCACTCCAAATGTCACTCCTTTCCATTTTTCAACCGTTCAAAACGTTCAAATAAGTAGCAGCTTTTTTCAGATGTACTACTTGGAAAGGATACCACCCAAAAGGTACAAAAAAAGCCGCAAAAAGCGGCTTTATAGACGTTCTAAGGCTGTTTCAGCCCTTTCTGGTACTCTTTATCAGGTGCGACTGGGTAATCATCACACGTTTCGTGTATTTTACGGACCCATCGGTCAAACCGGCATGTAACAGGCTGCTTTTGGTGATACCGACCTGGCTCTCGGTCAAAGTATCAAATATGGCAGAAATACTGCCGAAATAGAAGTTCTTCTTCTCATAAATCAGGTGCACATGGATAACTTTAGTCATAATATATGGCAT